CTCAAGCGCGACGGGATGCCAGCCGAGGAATACCGGCAGACGGTCGCGAACATGAGCGAGGCCACAAAGTCGCTAGACGCCCTGATGCGCGAGGGGCGGATACACCACCCCGGCAACGCGGTGCTGAACTGGATGATTGGCAACGTGGTCGGGCACTACGACGCCAAGGAAAACGTCTATCCGCGCAAGGAAATGAAGCAAAACAAGATCGACGGGGCCGTGGCGCTGATCATGGCGCTGGGGTGGTTCATCCGGCAAGAGGCCGAGATTGAAGCCGCGACACCGTGGGATCTGAACCCGGAATACAGGATGACGCTCTGATGGCATGGTTTGGCCGCAAGGCAGAAAAACGGGCGCCTGTGACGTCGGAAGTGTCGCAGTTTTGGGCGCCCTACGTCATGCCGTCGGCCTCTGGTGAGGTGGTGACGGTCGAAAGCGCGTTGGGCGTGCCTGCGGTTATGGCTGCGGTCGAGGTGATTGCTACCACGGTTGCCGGTCTGCCGTTGCAGGTGTTCCGCAAGACGAAAGAGGGTCGTGAGCCGTCCAATCAGGGCTTGCAGGCTGTCCTGAATGACGTGGCGAACGAGATCGACCTGATCAGCGCCTTTGACTTGTTCAAGTGGTGGGTCGAGCAGGCATTGACGGTCGGGCGCGGCGTGCTGTTCATCGAGCGGGCCGACACTGGCCGGGTGCTGAACCTCTGGCCGTTGGACCCGAACAGCCTGACGATTGCACGGGTGAACGGTCGGCGGGTCTACAAATACAAGGACGGGTCGCGCACGGTCGAATATGGCGCAGCGGATGTGCTTGATCTGCCGTTCATGCTCAAGGGCAACTTCCTTGAGAACCGTTCGCCCATCCTCGCAAACCGCGATGTGATCGGTCTGGCGCAGGCGGTCACCAAATACGGCGGCAACTTCTTCTCGAATGGTGGTGTTCCGCCCTTTGCGGTGACCGGCGCATTCCAGAGCGGGCAGTCAATGCAGCGCGCGGCGGATGATCTGGCCGAGGCGGTGAAGAAAGCAGCCAAGGACAAGCGGCAAGCGCTGGTCTTGCCTGCCGGTCTGGACATCAAGCCTATAGGCGTGGATGCCGAGAAGTCGCAGATGACCGAGACGCAGCGATTTGTGATCGAGCAGATCGCGCGCATCTACAGCCTGCCGCCCGTGCTGTTGCAGGATCTGACCCACGGGACATTCTCCAACACGGAGCAGCAAGACCTGCACTTCGTGAAGCACACCATCATGCGCTGGGCGGGGCAGATCGAGGGTGAGCTGAACTTGAAGCTCTTCGGGCGGTCGGCGCGCACCACCTATGTCGAATTCAATCTGGATGGGCTTCTGCGCGGTGACTTCATGACGCGGATGCAGGGCTATGCCCAAGCCATTCAGCACGGCGTGCTGATGCCGAATGAGGCGCGCGAGCTTGAGAACCGCAGCAAGGCCGAAGGCGGCGACACGTTGCTTGTGCAGGGCGCCATGGTGCCGATCAGCCAGGCGGGCCAGACGCAACAGCAACCTACAGAACCCCCGGCTGATCTGCCGGACGAAGGAGATCAGGATGAGCAAGGATCGTGAGCTTCGCATCCTCGCGGATGTGGCGCTGGAAAAGCGCGACGATACAGCCGAAAGGCTGGTCGGCTACGCGGCAGTTTTCGGCGTTGAAACGGACATCGGCGGCTATTTCAGAGAAATGGTGGCGAAAGGGGCTTTCTCGGAGGCTCTGAAACGCGATGACATCCATGCGCTCTACAATCACGACTATCAGCATGTGATCGGGCGGAAAAAGGCCGGAACGCTGTCAATTTCCGAGGATGATCACGGCCTGCGCGTCGAAATCACCCCGCCAAATACCCAAATCGCGCGGGATTTGATGGAAAACATCCGCGCCGGGAATGTGGACCAGATGAGCTTTGCATTCTCGATGCAGGGCGGTCTGCAAGAGTGGGACGAGACCGGAGACATCCCCTTGCGCACCATCAAGCAGGTTGGAGAGTTGTTCGAGGTCTCTGTGGTGCCGCGCGGCGCCTATCCGACCACCGAAATCGGGCTTCGTAGCCTTGAGGCGCACCGCAAGGACAGCGCCAAGACGGGCTACAGCACCCGCCATGCGCGGATGCGAATGAACCTTGCTCTGAGAGAGCGAGAGGGCTGAGGCAGCGCGCCAACGCCTGAACCGGGCCGCACCGTGAGGGGCGGCTTTTTTCATGGGCCAAATCCATAGGAGGACACTATGCCCAGCATCAAAGATCTGCGTGAGCAGCAGGCGCGCATCGCGACCCAAGCCCGCGCCAAGTTTGACGAAATCTCTGCCGCGACCGACGAAAGCCGCGCCAACGAGATCGAACGCGAATTCGACGCCATGATGGCCGAGCATGACAAGATCGGCGCACAAGCCGAGCGTCTGCAAAAGCTGGAAGGTGCCGAAGCTCGCGCCAACGCAGGCGACCCCCGCCGCCCGACCGGTGCCGATGCCGAGCAGCGCGCTCGCGGCGCTTCGCCGGAATATCGCGAGGTCTTCGCCAAGGCCATCTGCGGCCCGCTGGAAAACCTGACCGCCGAAGAGCGTGACGTTCTCAAGCGCGGCGCGGCTGAATTCCGGGCGCAAACTGCTGGCACGACCACGGCAGGCGGCTTCACGGTTCCGACCGAACTGATGAACCAGATCGACATCGCCATGGAGGCCTGGGGGCCGATGTATGACGAAAGCATCTGCACCGTCATCACCACCGCGTCGGGCAACCCGCTCAAGCTGCCGACCGTGGATGACACGGCATCTACCGCTGAGGCCCACACGGAAGGCACCGCGCTGACCGATGACGGCGGCAAGGACGTGACCTTCGCGCAGAAGTCGCTCGACGCCTACGCCTTCGATACCGAATTCGTGCGCTGGTCGTGGGAACTGGAGTCGGACAGCATCTTCTCGATGGAAGCCCTGCTGTCGGATCTGCTTGGCGAGCGTCTGGCACGCATCGCGAACAGCCAACTGACCGTTGGCACCGGTTCTTCGGCGCCGAACGGTGTGGCAACGGCTTCGGGCGAGGGGATCACCGCCGCCTCGGCCACCGCGATCACCTCGGACGAGATCATCAACCTCGTGCATTCGGTTGATCCGGCTTACCGCACCGGCCCGAAGGTTCGCTTCATGATGAATGATGCGACCCTCTCGGCTGTCCGCAAGCTGAAAGACGGTCAGGGTAATTACCTCTGGCAGATGGGCAACATCCAGGGCGGTATTCCGGCCTCGCTGCTTGGCTATCCGATCAGCATCAACCAAGCGATGGCGGGTCTCACCGCCGGCTCGCGCTCGGTGCTGTTTGGTGACTTCGGCAAGTATTACGTCCGCAAGGTCGGCGCACCGATCATCGGCGTGATGCGCGAGCGCTTCTGGCCGGATCTGGGCATTGCTGGTCTGATCCGCTTTGACGGCGAGATCACCAACTCGGGCGCGATCAAGCGCATCACGATGGCCTGATCGGCTTTCTGAGGGGGCGGGAAGCTGCCCCCTTTCTCAAGCCGATATGGAGGCGGAAATGAAAATCAGACTTCTGGTGTCGCGAGCCGGTGATGGCTTCGTGCAGAACCGTGGCGACGAGATTGAGGTGGCCGACGCTGAGGCAATCCGCATGATTGCGGCTGAACAAGCGGAGCCGCTGCGAGATGCCCCCGTAGAGCGCGCTGTAAGGGCGCCCAAGGCCGAGAGGGCCAGCAAGTGAGGCTGACAAGGGTCTCACAAGGCACGCTGCCCGTGGCGTTGGATGAGGCCAAGGCGCAGTGCCGGGTGTCGCATGACGACGAAGACGGCTTGATCGCCGATGACATCGCGGCGGCTGTCGAGAAGGTCGGCGCAATGGCCGGGCTGGTGCTGGCGCCCGAGGTTTTGGAATTGACGGTGACAGACCCTGACGGGGACGTGTGCCTGCCTCTTGTGCCGGTCACTGCGCTTGTGTCGGTCAACGGCGACACGGACGTTTCGGGCTACACGCTGACGATTGACGGTGACGCGGCGACAGTTTCGGGCGAATGGCCCGCCGGTGACGTGGTGATCCGGTTCAACGCTGGCGGGGAGACCGCGCCGATGTTGAAAAAGGCGATCCTGATGCTTGTGGCGCACTGGAACCGGACGCGCGAGGCCGCTGGCGACGATATGAAGGCGCCGCCGTTCGGTGTCGAGGAACTCGTGGCCGAGTGTCGGCGCGGGTGGATTAGCGCTTGAGTTCGGGGAACAGCGCCTCGCAATTCAGGACGCTTTGATAAGCCTTATCCCTCCCGAACGCCTTCTCTGCTACATCCCTATACCCGTTGTGCCAGGCTAAAACCGGATTGGTGCAGCCGCGTTTTAGACGCGCCATTTCGATGTCGCGCTCGATCATTGCTTGCTGCTTGCGCTGTTCCACTGCCTTGGCTGCGGCCTTTATCGCCGCGTCCCTGTCAGCAAACCAAGTCGCGGCCGAAGCTAGAACCGCAATCGCGGCAACACCCAAAAGCGCCTGTAACCACTTGCTCATAGTGAACTCCAAATATCTGAGGCCAAGATGAACGCAGGCGACCTGACATTCAAGGTAGCGCTTGATGCGCCGACCCAAACGCCGAACGGGCAGGGCGGCATGTTGCAGGGATGGGCTGAGCAATTCACCTGCGCGGCGCACATCCGGTTTCTGCGCGGTTCTGAGACGGTTATCGCCGCGCGTCTGGCCGGTCGGCAGCCGGTGGTTATGACCGTTCGCAACTGCGCCGCAGCGCGGGCTGTGACGGTTGATTGGCGCATCCGCGATCTGCGGTCTGGGATGGAATACAACGTCCGCACCGCGCCTGTGCCGTCGCAGGATCGCGCTTGGCTGGAAATCACGGCTGAAAGCGGGGTTCCGGTATGAGCGAGAGCAACGCCCTGCAGCGGCTGATCTTCGAGCGGCTATCGAGCTTCGCGGCGGTGACTGCCATTGTCGGCACCCGCATTACTGATGCGCCGCCTTCGACGCTGGCGCAGCCTTCTATCACCTTTGGGCCGTCCGATGCGGTTCCCGAGGACTTCACCTGCTTCTCTGGCCGGGTCGAGACGATCCAGATTGATTGCTGGTCCGAGGCACAGGACGGCAAGCGCGAGGTCAAGGCGATGACAGATGCGGTCTACAAGGCTCTGCACCTCTACAGCGCAGAACCTGCAAGCGGCGCGCTGGTCCTGATGCGCGTCGTTCTGATGCGCGTTCTGGATGATCCAGACGGCGGGATGCACGGCATCGTGCAGGTGGAATGCGAGCTGGAGGATTCCGAT